TTACTGGCCTGGCGGAACTATTACTAGAGCAATAGCAGGTGGCGGTAATGTGCCAGCAACTGCCTTTGTTTGGGATGCTCCCGATATTCTATATGACGTTCAGGTCGCAACGACTGTAAATAACGGGTATACATTTGCTGATGTAGGCAGCTGTGTAAACGTTGATTTCACAACCGCAGGCACTACCGCTAACGGTATTTCTGGCGCAACTATTTCTGCGATAGGCACTAACGCTAACCAACAATTCAAAATTGTTCGCCTTACGCCAAATCCAAAAAACCAGTCAGGTATTACGAACAATAACTGGCTTGTCGTAATTAATCAGTATTTCTGGGCCAATAACTCACAAGGTATCTAACTTCAGGAAGAAGTTAATTTTCTTAGGGAGAAGAAACGATGAATATTACGCAGATTGCTAATCTGGTACGACCTGGCACACATGCCATTGTCGGTGACTATAAAACCTATTCTAGTGAATACTCAGAGATATATACCACCATGCCTTCTGAGATGGCGGTGGAATACGACGTTGAAATGAAGTTCACCGGACTGGGTCAATACCGTCCTGAAGGCGCGCCCACCGCGGTAGATGACATGGGGCAACGCTATGTCACTCAGTACAATCACCGCTATTTCGGATTGGCTTTCAATATCACTCGTATGGCTTTGGTGAATAACTTATATAAAAGTAAGTTCCCAATCCAAATGAGAGCCTTAAAGAAATCCATGCATCAGACCAAGGAAGTATCAGCAGCCAGTGTCATTAATAATGCAAGTAATGCAAACTTCCCAATGGCTGATGGTCAAGCATTGTTAAGTAACGCCCATCCTATTGATGGCGGGACGTTCTCAAACATCACTGCAATACACACAGACTTATCAGAAGCGGCCCTTGAAGCTGGCGTTATCGCCATGGGAATGTGGCCAGACGTTGCAGGATTAACTGTCGCTACCAAGCCTATAAAGCTGTTGGTGCCGATGCAGGGGTTCTTCACCGCAGACCGATTGCTTAAGTCTCAGTTCAGACCCGGTGTTGATACCAATGACATTAATGCTATTAACAACAAAGGCATCTTCCCCAAGGGATATGTCGTCAATCACTACTTAACCAATCCAAATGCTTGGTACATCTTAAGTGATGCCGACAACGGATTTCAGCACTTTGAGCGTGAACCATTTACCACTGACGTGTACTGCGACTTCTCAACAGACTCTTTGATGGTAAAAGCAATTGAGTGCTACTCATTTGGCGTAACCAATGTTCGCTCCATTTACGGTACACAACCTTAAGAGAGAGACTAAATGCCAGTTAATTTTAAAGCCCCTAGCGCTCGTCAATCACCGGTTCTAGTAGTCGATCCAGTTAATAATGCCCCCGGCTCAGTGGATGCTATCTTTCCCAATTTGACGAATGTGACGGTAGCCCCTAATACAGGCCCAGTACAAGTGTGTCAGGAATGGAATTCACTTTACCCTGTCTTATTGCCACGCCTTACCTATGCGAATTTAGGGCTACTTCTTGCTAACCCATTTGTTCCTGGAGAGGTTGCTTTTGATTCCACTAATAATGGCATCGCAATTTTAAATGGAATACTCGCTAACAATGCAGTGACTAATGCATATGTGGCTACCTCTAATTATTTGATGGTGGCAAAGACATTAACTCGAGCAAATGTTCAAGGAATGAATGCAGCCGCAATACCAATATTGCCTGCCCCAGGCGTTGGGATGTCTATTATCGTTCACAAAGCTGTTCTGGTGAATAATTTTATAGCACCGGTTTTTGCGAATGGAGGAGCGGTTACTATTCAATATGCAGGAGGAGCTAATGCATTAACCGATACTATACCTGCTGCATTTATTAATAATAACGGAATAGCAAGTTATTCACTAAATGCTGACGTAGCAGGCGCAATCACTGTTGGTACAACTAATAGAGCATTAGTTATTACAAATGCCACTGGCGCATTCACTGGCGGTGGCGCTGCTTCTACTATCGTTGTTAATGTATGGTTTTCTATTATACCTGACGCTGCTTAAGGAGTTGAAACAATGGATAACGTTAAAATTATTTCGGATAAGATTAAAGAGTGCACCCAAGAATTAAATAAGCAAAACTCTTATGTCACTGCTGCTACCAATGGGATTAAAACCCTAAGGCAGGAGCTGAAAAGGGCCTATGCAAATGTGGCAAAGCTTGAAGGCGCCATTGAAGCTTATTCTATTTCTGTTAGAACATTGGAAGAAAACAGTCAAGTGAATACCGGGGAGGCTTAATGGCTTATCCCCGTGTCTATGTCTGGCCTGCACCTGTTACCAATGCAATTACCTTGCTGGGCAACTATAATACTAATTTTCCATTGAATGGGACGTTATCAACCCCTAATTCGTCTGTTATCGCCTTTGATAATTATTCTAGAACCATTTCTATCACCTCTGCCAATAACCATGGAGCTGTTAATTTTACTATCAATGGAACCTATAACGGCGCCAATGTTACTCAAACCATAGCAGGACCTAATGCTAATACTGTTTTTGGAACACAGCTTTATGACACCATTACTTCTATCACGGCTCCAGCAGGCGCAAGAAACGGCATTAGTTTTGGAACAGGGCAGACAGGTCATACCCGGTGGTATTTGGGAGATTACAATAAGAAGATAAGTTGCTTTTCTTTTCAAGTAGTGGTTACCAATCAGGTTCCTGCTGATATTACCTATTCTTTAATCGCAACGCTGATGGATGTCACCACCAGCACTACCCCATTTGCGGCTGCCCCTAATGGGATAAACTTTTTCGACCCAGCCGCCGGGGCTGCCATGACATTACAAACCGTAAGCCTCTATCAAGGTGTCAGCGTAGTGCCATTAAGATATATGGCTTTTAGGATAAATGCCTCTACGACTGGCTCTTTAACTGGAATTATATTGGAGAACGGATGATGAATAAGCAAAATAGAAGTGGTTCTGGTGAAAAATGGATACAGAAAGCCATTAAACATCCTGGCGCTTTGCACAAATCCTTGCATGTGGCTAAGGGTAAAAAGATACCCGCCGCTAAGTTAAATAAAGCGTTGCACTCTAAGAATACCTCCTTAAGAGCAAAAGCTAATTTAGCCAAGACCTTAAAAAGCTTTCACCGTCAAAGGGCGGGTTGATAAGGGGATGATTCTTGTCTACTTCAGGCAGCTTATTATTTCAATCCGCTCAGAATGAACAAATCATTCGCGAAGCCTATGAGCGCGTTGGAATTAGCTTACTTGAAATCCAACAAGAAGAAATAGAAGCCGCCCAACGTAGTCTAAACTTCTTATTAAGCGCTCTGCCCAATAGGCAACTCAATCTCTGGACAGTGAGTCAAGAGATGATGTGTCTAAATCCTAATCAAAATACCTATGATTTGCCTGAAGCTACCAGTGATGTCTTAGAAGTGTTCGCCCGGTATTCTGTAAGGAACGCCTTTATTCCTAATCCCCCCAATGGTACTCCAAATGGTCAGGCTGCCTCGAGCACTGGGGGAGTTGCTAACAATGCTTTTGATGGGAATAGAGATACCGCTTGTACTCAGACAGGTCCCGATGGAAATATTAGCTATCAATGGCTTCCTCCCGGTAGCCCACCTGGAACCGTTCCAACCCAATACTCTATTCAGTTAGTCGGCGTTCAATCAAATGCCCAGCTAACCTATACGCTAAGTTTTGAGTTCTCTAATGATGGTGCCGCCTGGACACCAGTTTTATTGGCAGCTCCTCAACTATATCCTCGAGGACAAATCGTTTGGTTTAACATCCTCATTCCTGTTTTAGGAGGCTGGTTTAGGGTGGTGGAAACAGGAGGCGCAACCTTAAATATTCAAGAACTTTATTTTAACACTTCCGTTAATGATACCGAATTAACCAGAGCTTCAAGAAGTGAATACCTCTCTTATCCCAGTAAATTTACCAATATAAATACGCCTGCCTCAGGAAATAGTGCTCGTCCTTCTACCTTTATCGTGTGGAGAACCATACACCCTACTATCTCAATTTATCCCACTCCTGGTTCATTTTGGAATTGTCTGTTTTATTCCCGGATTGTGATGCCACAAGATATTGGCTCATTAACCAATACGCCACCGGTTCCCTCTCGGTTTTTTGAAGCATTGGCTTGTGGATTAGCCGTAAAGCTTTGTTTTAAGAAAAATGTTATGGATAGATATGAGGCTTTAAAACTAGAGTACAACGAAGAGCTTAAGTACGCCTTTGAAGAAGATAAAGAGCGCGTGCCATTAAGACTCTATAGCGATTTCTCTTATGGATATACGCAGCAATGAGCAATAGGCCACATGGACAACATGTTTACATTGATGATGATTATCCACAAGCGTTGGGGATTTGTGATGTGACAGGCTTTATCTTTTTAAGACAAGACCTAGTCAGACAAATGGAATGGCGAGGCAATGCGTTGGTTTGGACAGGTCTTTATGTAGGCAGGCCTTATGTCAGCATGCCGAATGAACAGAATAGACCGCCCATCTCATTTCCTGACCCCAGGGCAATAATAGACCCCAGACCACAGATACCGATTAGTAGCTTAATTCCTGCTTTGCCTGAAAACCAAAGGCTTGCACAATTACAAAGTCTAGGGTTTATCTCACAGCCTAGTAATGGCTTACCCGTAACTTAACATGGAGAGTTAAATGGCCAATAGATTACATTCTTGTTCTTTAGCCCCGATATTAATTACGGACACTTTTAAACCTGTTGCTGGACAGAGTGGTTCGGTTGATTCCGTCAATCCGCAATTTACCACGGTTGATGTTGGCGTTCCTCCGGTTCCTACTCCTATCGATGCAGCTTTCGAGATTCGCTCGGTATTAGGCGCACTCGTTATTCCTCGCGTTACAGAAGCGCAGAGGGATACCTTTACCATGGTCGATGGTGGAATCATTCTTAATACAACGACCGATAGATTTAACATGCGTTATGGTGGTGTTTGGAACGTTATCGGGTCTGGCGATGGCGATGTAACGGGTCCTGCTGTCTCTGTCGCAGACAATATTGCTACCTTCGTTGGCACTACCGGAAAAATTATTCAAGATAGCGGCGTTACTATTCTTCGTGTACCTGGTCCGCTTTTGCCTGAGTTTCAAGTAGAAATGGCAAGAAAAAAGGAAAAAGCGCTCACTGATGTTTTAGAATTAACCAACCTTGCTAGAATCAACTTTACCGATGATGTTAGCATCATTTTCAATAACTCTTTAACTGCACTTCAATTTATCAACAATGACTTCGGTCCAGATGAGCAATGCTGTACTGTTATTACGGGAGGATTGCCTACTTCTTCTACCACCCCTTCTTGTTTATTAGAGCTAAACTCTACCACCGGTGCCTTTGTTCTTTCCAGAATGACATCAGCGCAGCGTAATGCTTTATTCCCCACCAATGGAATGATTTACTACGATTTAGATGACGATGTTGTTTATTGCTATGCTGGTGGAAACTGGACCAGTCTAGATACCGGCCAATCTACTTTTCCCGTGTCTTATGAGAACCAGCTAATAGAAGGATACAATCAAGGCGGATTTGGGAGTGGTAGCCCCGGAACCTTTACACCCATCAATCAAGCTTCATTCTCGTTTTTCGATACCCATTCCCTTAATTCAAATTCTGTTGGATTTTGGGGAGCAGGCTTTGATGGAAACTATATTTATCTGGCCCCTAACAAAGGGGGAGCCTCCGGACAGATAACCAGATTTAACGTCAGAGAGCCTTTTAATTCCGCTTCCAGCTATTCATTTTTTGATATGGCTACTCTAAATTCTAGCGCCAAAGGGTTCTCAGGCGTAGTCTTCGATGGAAATTACATGTACTTCATTCCTTATTATGCCAATGGCGCCTACAGCGGTGTTGCGGCAAGGTATGATAGGAGAAGTCCGTTTAATGATGCTTCAAGCTATACCTTCTATGATTTGTCAAACATTAACCTTGCATGCAAAGGGTTTTGGGGAGGACTCTACCACAACGGTTACATCTACTTCTGTCCCAATACCTACAATGGCTCTCAATACTCAGGATATATTGTTCGCTATAACACCAGTTTATCTTTTACTGATTTGGCTAGTTATGAGACATTTAACCTAGCGACTATTAATGCAAACCTTAAAGGGTTCTCCGGCATTGTTTCCGCAGGCTCTTTTATTTATTTTATTCCTTACCAAAATGCAGCAGGCGTGGCGCATGGTAATTTTGTGTTATATGATACCGGAAGTGATTTTACTAATGCTGCTTCTTATAATTTTCTTGACCTTACCACTGCTGTTGATAGCAGCTGTAAGGGATTTATCGGTGGGACCTTTGATGGGCGATATGTTTATCTTATTCCTAATGATAATAGCGCTTCAGGCGTCGTCACTCGATATAATATTGAGACCGATTTTAGTACTGGCGCAAGCTATGATACCTTTGATTTAGCCACTCTTAACCTCAATCTCAAGGCCTTCTTCGGTGGCTCCTTTGATGGGAAGTACGTTTATTTCGTTCCCAATTCCCAAGGTGACTCTGGGATGGTAGCGCAATATGATATTACCCAACCATTGGATAATACCGCTAGCTTCTCTTATCATTATTTTGATACTACCACCTTGAATGCGAACTCCAAGGGGTTTTATGGTTCGGTGTCGGATGGTAGATATTTATATCTTATTCCATTTGGAACCTCTCCTACTTACTCCGGTCAAATAACCCGAGTCTCTATTTACCCCGGCCCTCAGATTAATTATTTGAACGGTTATTCTACTACCGGCGTAGCAGGGGGAAGTTATACCTATGCCAACATTACGGTGGACGCAGAGGGAAATGTTACCAGTGCTTCTAGTGGAACCGATCCAGTTTTGTCAGTTTCTGGAACATCTGGTCAAATTGGATCTAGTGGTGGCATAACTCCAGCCATCAGTTTATTAGCTACTGATGTAACGCCTGGAACTTACAATCATCCATCTAGCGTAATAGTTGATGACTACGGTCGAGTAACCAGCATTGTTGGTAATGGTAATATCGATATGAATGGGGATTATATATACAATGCTGGAAGGATTGGGATTGGCCCTGATTTCCCAACCTGTCCATTGGATTTTGGTGAAAACGCAACATCAAAAATGTTGTCTTTTTATAATGCTGGTGGCGGAACTCATCAATTTACTGGATTTGGCTTTATTGATGGCACCACCTTTAGAGCGCAACTTCAAAGCGATTCATATAATTTTGGGTTTTATTCAGCAACTTCTAGCTCAGCCTCGCAACAAATATTTAGAATTCTAGGGACTGGTGGCGCTAACCTATTAGGAAATAAGCTATTAGAAGTTGGAACCCCATCCCTACCGGATGATGGCGCAAATAAGGGCTATGTTGACTCAGCAATAAGTGGTGTTCCATCAAGTATTACTCTGACAGGCGCTGTTACCGGAACCGGTAGTACGGGTGGATCGACAAATACCGTTCTGTCTACCACCGTTGCAATGCAGGGGGCGACTGAGAAATTTGATTTTGGAAACGCTAGGCCACAAACCGCTTTTTATCTGCAAAACAGCTTTAATGGTGATTATTCGGTTAATCCTTATGATAATCGAATGGGGATAAGGGTAGGTATTCCTTATGGTCCAGGGTTTGCATTCTCCCATACTTATTCAGGAACGTCTGGTCCTGCGGGAGAATTCCATATGGTG